ACACCATCATACCATACATCAATAGTCTTTTCTATTTTCTCAAAGTTATTCTCATCCATCATTTCTTGTGGTGGATTGAAGGTGTCATCCTTTTGAATAACTTTTGTAGCCCCTGTCTCTTCGTTAATCTTTTTCTTATAGACCATTTTTTTAGTGGTCTTATAATTAAAGTACATTAGGGTTACAGTATCTCTGTAGAATATATCGTTATCATAATACTGAGCAGTATTGTAATAGTCATACCAACTCTGCCCACTCTTAGCAATTTCTTCCAACTGCTCTTTTGTAAGTGTTGGGTCAATCTTAGTTAGTTCTGTAATAGGAAGTGTTTTAATTTCACCCCAATAGAAACAATCCTTAAAGTGTGGGTCTTCCGTGTAGCTATATACAACATTAGCAGGGTCAACATATTTAACCTCTACACCTGCTCCGGGAAGGAACTCGTGTTTAGCCGTAGCAATACCCAACACAGTTAAGTCATAGTCAAGACGTTTTCTTAAATCTATGTACTTGTTCTCTTCAAGAATAGTATTAATAGCCTCCTCCTCTGCTATTTCGATAGCCGGTTTGTAGTTAAGTTGCATATACAATGACAACTCTTCATCTGACTTAGGAAGTTCTTCAGGCTCTATAGTAAATGGATTAGCGCCCGTCTTTTCTTGAATAACCTCTAACATAGGTTTTGCAAGCATCTGACCTTCAATCATATCCTGATACTTGCTTCTCTTAGATTGAGACATAGCATCTTGAGCATAAGCCTTAACCTTGAATAATCTATCGGACATCCCATTGACTACAATGTCCACGAACTTAGGAAGAATAGGCACAGGAGTCCAATCTAAGTTTAGATAAGACAAGTCACCGTTAATTGCTAATTCGTTTTTATATTTACCAACAGGTTGTTCGCCACGTGCATATAGTCTTAACCTATGGAAGTTTCTCCATTGGTCATAGAATCTACATTGTGTCCCGTCCTTTTTAAACCACTCATATTGAATGGCCTGCCCGATTTGTAAACCGAAAGCATCCGTTGCTTTTTCAGCATCGGAAACAAATTGACTTGGAAACCCTGTCGATGTTATGTTTACCTTAACATCTTTCATCTAATAATTTCGCTTGTTGTTCCCTTGTTATTATACCTTGCAAAGTTAATGTTTATTTTTGACTGTTTTTTCTGAGGTTGATATATATGCTTTTGACAAGCCATTATCGCTAAGCCTGAAGATATACTCGCATCAAACTTAGTTCTGTTGGTAATATCAAACTTTGCCCAATCCTCAAGAGTCCTTATGAACACCATATCCCCCATCTCATCAGATGCTCGATATGTACCCTCCATATCTACACCGACATACTTTTCAATATAGGATTCAATAGCAGATGCGTGAGCCTGCTTTACATCCTCACTTGAGTTTGGTATACCCCCAAGTTCTCTTTCTGTTTTTGATAGTTTGTTTCTATGTTTATCAGGACGGTTCATACAATAGTTTCTGTATCCTCTATTTTTAAAATGATACAGTAGTCTTGGTTTGTTATTCTCCACTAAGATAGGCATACCATAAAATACACAAGCCATCAACACGTCTTCATAAAATATCTCTGCAGTTTGTGGTCTTGCTATGTACTCCAAAAAGAAATGATTGCTTGGTGCATCATCCATATTAAACTTGGTTAGTCCGTGAAGAGCACCATTAGAGCCACCTCCACCAACTACACCTGATATATCATAAGAGTCACAACCAAATGCGCCTATGTGTTCATTTGGAGGAAACTTACTCCCGTTCTTTAACACGGGGGCAGTTCTTACCCTTGTACTCGGTATCCAACTCAAAAAAAATCTACCACTTTTTGTAGGAGAAAACACAACCTCACTATCCTTGATTCCATTCTTCCAATGGAAAGAACCCTGAGTAATGTGGTGCTCCTTTATTAATGAGTCGTTGTAATCTATTTGTTGGTATATTTTAGTTAGGTTAAATATTGATTGTTTACTCTCATCACGGAATGCGTGTGACTCTGTTCTTGGAAACTGACGATAGAATTCATTCAATGCATCCGCATCGTTCTTTAGTGAGTCAACCTCCGCTTCCCAATAATCAATAGCACCTTGATTGATAGTTTCATTGTCAATACCCAACAATGGTTTTTTTGGGTTTCTTAATACAGGCATACCATACCTATCAATAAAACCCTCCATATTCCATTCCATAGGAATGAATAGTGAATACATCCCGGTTTGTGTTTGTCCGTTCGCACTCCTCTTTAATACATCGGAGTTCTCATAAAGCTTTTTAAAGTTATCACCACCCTTTGCTAAAGCATTAGATGTAGACCCCATCATACACTTACCAATAACCTTGCTACCTAATCTAAGACAAGTCTTAGTTACTCGCCAATTATTTAGGATGTTGTTAGGCTTAATCCACTTCCCACTCTCATCGTGTACTAACAATAAAAGTTTCTCACCGTCATAAGAGTTGTCATCTGTGTTTTTCCAATCTATTGTGGTGTCTAACCCTTCTATTTGCTCATCATCTGAGTCAAACATATTTTTCTTTGTAATCTTAGATGCCGGTACACGATAAGCTAATTCTGTTTTAGGTTTATCCATACCATCCATAATAGGCTTGAAGAAGAATGGTAGTCTACTATTAATAGGCACAACCTTATCTGTAAACATCTTCTTAGCATCTGAACCCGTCTTAGATAGTATTCCCACCCTCGAATCTTTTGCGAGGGTTGCAGTATTTACAGACTCTGATGAAGACATAAAAGAAAATCCTGAACGTCTAATCTTTAAGTAGACCATACCAAAACTTCTTTTATCTGCTTTACAAGCTTCCCAAAAAATGTACAGTAGTCTATTAGCTTCCCTGTAGTCGGGATATCCAACATCGATAGATGTCCATTGCAGGTACATATAATGGCTACCGGTTATGTATGTTGGCTTACCATTATTCATAAACCAATGCCCATCCTCTCGGTAGTCAAACTCATTCTCAATGTAGTCAACCCAACGGCTTTTAAATTCCTTGGGCATATCATTCCATTGAAATATAGATTGAATCTTACTAAGTTCTTTGGGTAGTTCTTTTCTTTCCCAATACTGATTCTCTTTTTTAGAGTGTCTTTGAAGACACTTTTTAGGAGCAAGTGGCAAACCTATTTTTAGGTTTTGTATTTCTATAACTTCCCCCAATGTTCCGTCCTTGGATATTACAATAAGGTCATAGGTGTCATCATACCCATACTTCCAACTCTTAGCTTTGTTCTTGTTGGTGAGTACGGATTTAGGTACGTAATCTTGTACAACCCTATATAAACTATTTAGACCTTCTTTCTGCAAACCCCTGTTTTGTATCTACTTTATTCGAGCCATTCTCCATAGACTCTATTGCCTCCTTCTCAGCTTCAATCCTATTTAGGATTTCAAACGCATCGAAGATTGCCAACTTCTTTGTTGCTGCTGCATTCTTTAATCTGTCAGCAGACAGGTCATCTTCAGGGTCGTGTTTAATAATCGCCTCCTTCGCCACCTTTATAAGCTGCTCCACCGCCCTGTGACCTGCTTCTATTATTTTTAATTTTGTTTCTTTTGAATTCACTTCTAAATCTTTTTTCTTTCTTAAAAGGAATTGGGCTACCATCGTGCTCATTCCAACTGTCTTCGAAAAACACCCACTTGTCTTTTTTCATTTTTTAAATCTTAAAGAACATAACTTGAACTAATCTTGCATCATCACCTTCTCCAAAGTTCTGTAAAGTATTTCTTGAATGCTTTACACTTGAGGGGAATATGAATAGAGAATTGTACTTTGCTTTACATACCAATATCTCATCATCATTTTCATCATATAGTGTTGTACCGTATCCACTTGGATACACTTTATTCAAATATAATATAGCGGTGTAATCACCGTGCATATCGTCCTTATGTATAAAGTTGGGTTCTTCTTGTCCTAATGGAGACATTCTTGCAAAACTTAAAACAAGCTTCGCACCCAATAAAGACTCTATAGCTTTTACAACATCATCTCTTTCTAACTCTTGAACGTTTTTAAAAACATTCTCTCCTGATTCAAAATCAGTAAAGCCTTTTTCTTTTATACCCTCAATATACTTGTCAGGGTTTTCGAATACATCGGTTAGAAATATAGTTGTCATAGTTTCATTGTAATACTGTGGTCGAACATTCTGTATAGCTTTTCTCCATCTACCATAAACTCATACTCACTATCAGGTTTGAAACAAACCATATCCCCCTGCTTAATTCCTTTGCTTATTAAGTATTCGTTTGGATATTTAACCAAACCCATAAGAGGCTCTTCCTTAGTATTTTTATAAATATACGAATTTTGTACAGGAATAGGTTCTACAAAACAATACCTATCATACGCATTCCATTGTGTACCATTATGGTACATAAAGAATTGGTCAGGTTCTATAAAGAACAAGTCGTCCTTAAAGAAACTTTTACCACTCTTTCTTCTCCCCTTGATGTCGTTGTAAAACTTAAATACGTTGTGGTGAACAAGAAGTGTGTCACCAACTTTTATTGGACCTTGATATCCTAACGGAAGTTCTTTTACTATTGCTTCTCGATTCGAGAATCGAAAATCTTCTTCTGACGTAGAAGTAATAATTTCTACTCCACCAATCTCTTTAGTGTTGTCATAACGCTTACCCTTATTTGGGCTCGCTATAAAGTAAAATGGAGAACGCATATTGTTTTTTATGAGCCACAACCTTCACATTCAAAATAAGAATCCGTTGGTTTAACTCCGTTTAATTTCATTTCTATTGCGTGAATTTGGTCAGCGATTTCCATCTGCTCACCAAAGTCATCGGTATTTAATTTCTCTGCTTTTAGCTGCTCTAAATGAACGAGCATCTCTTGCTTATCTTCCTTCGTCATATCGTTAGAAATTTATATTGTACTCAATAGAGATGGGCATAGTGCTTGTGAATTCTTTCCAAAGAAGTATTTCTTCTCTATCACTCTCAATCCAAATCTTTACTGAGTCCGACTCTTCATCATATCTAATAAGATGAATAGTGTGAGTACCGTTTAAAATTTCCTGATTAACTATATAATGCATTGCTCCTGACTTGTAGTCAGGGCCTATGCTGATTTTTCTTATATCCATTTTATTTTTATTTTAAGTCAGCTTCCAAACTGAAATAGATGCTGAAGGTACTGTAGTCCAAACTCCACCTGCAACTTGATGCGTGTATAGTCCGCCTTGGTTTACACCGTTAGCATCTCTAAGTATCTCGAATGTAAGAACATCTCCTGCTGCTACATTGATTGGCTCAGAAACTGATAGTGGTATCATAATACCTACACTATTAATGTCAACACCTCTTGTTATTCCTAACTGCGCCCCATTAATAAGTATGCGGTACATCACCATAGCAACACCACCTGAGTTGCCGTTTCTTTCTACATTACCAAATGCTTCAAAGAAATACGTTCCATCAACAAGGAAGTTAACCTCTCCTGTTGGAAGCAGGTTTACCTCAGGAGTTTGTTGGTTAGCACCAAACTCAATCTGTAGTGGTGAATTTTGTCCTGTTGGTAATTGGTCTACAAAAGAAGAACCCTCTAAAACCTTAGTGAATGTTGGTTGATTTACAACAACATTATCCACCCACTTCACTTTGTTTCCTGTAGATATAAGAACTTGGTCTTGAGTTCCGGGGTTTCCTCCGGCATCTAATACAGGACCTAATGCTACTATTTCTTTTTGAAATTCAGCAGCGCCCTCAAATATTGACTTACCCTTTACAACTACATCAATAAGCTGAGTATTCCCTACAGATTGAATTAAATCTCCTTGAAGATTTATGTTGCCTGTTAGATTAATGTTCTGCGCTGCGGTATTCCCTGTATCAAGAACTGATTGTAAGTCAGCCGGGAATGGTGGAGGTGTAACCCAATTTACAAGAACCCCATCTGTTTGAAGAAACTGTCCTGCAGTTCCATAGTTACCTGTAGAATCTTTTACCCCGCCTTGTAGTTCTACATCGCCAACATCAAAAAGAACGTTGTTTGTAAAACTTGCAGTACCTGAGAAAGTAGCGTTGACACCAACATTTAAACGTTCTGTGTCAACAACTCCTTTTAAAATAATGTCTTGAGTAGCAATATTCCCCGCATCTAAAACCTCTTGAAGGGTTGGTGTCTCAACAAGACCGATAATGTCGCTGAGTAAATAATTTTTAGTTACTAAACTATCATCGGCATCAGAGCCAATTACCTTATCCTTTAGCGTAGGTAATGCGTCAATTGAATATGTGCTAATCTTTCCCATTTATTCTGTTTGTTCTTCGGAAGGCTTCTGAGAAATCTCGCCCGTCTGAACGTTGATTACAGAATCCTTTCCGTATTTGTCGATTAATACTGCCTCTTCAGAAGCGTATTGAATCTTTAATTCCTCAATGTTCTTTAGAAGATTGTTTTGAGTGATGACCGTATCACCGAGTTGCACCTTCAAAGCGTTAAAATCGTTTACCAATTTTTGTACTCTTTCCAACTCTTGCTTTGTCAATTTTGCCATTTTATTTAATTGTTTAATTTTTACAAAGATATGAATTTATTGTTTATGTTACTTGCCGATTTGAAGAGAGAAAGATTCTCCTGATGTTGTAGTTACAATACAAATTCCTGCTCTATAGTCAACATTCATTGATGCAACATTTCCCGACTCTCTTCCGTCAATAAGTACAGGAAAGTCATTACCGTCTGCACCGGCAGGCCCTTGCGGACCTTGTGGTCCGGTAGAACCGGTATTACCTTTTGGACCTTGAGCCCCGGTAGCCCCGGTATTACCTTTAGCCCCCGCAGGGCCTTGTGGTCCGGTAGCACCATCTTTTCCATTAGCACCCGGCAATCCTTGCTCACCTTGAGGACCTGTTGAACCTGTGTCACCTTTTGGACCTTGAGCCCCATTAGAACCCGCAGGACCTCGGTCACCCGTGTCACCCTTAGGACCTTGAGGCCCGGTTGCACCGGCTGCACCTGCAGGACCTCTTGCGCCTGTATCACCTTTTGCACCGGCTGCACCGGCTGCACCTGTATCTCCCTTAGGACCTTGAGCCCCGGCTGCACCGGTAGCACCTCTTAGACTCGTTGTCTCGAACTTAGTACCGTCCGTATACTCCAAAACAAGATTGTATTCAACCTGTGTAGTTTTGGCTATTCCGTTACCTGTATCTCCTTTAGCGCCTGTATTTCCTTTAGGACCTGCTGCTCCGGTATCACCCTTTGCACCCGCAGGACCTGTAGCACCAATAGGACCTTGAGCACCTGCAGCGCCTGTGTCACCCTTAGGGCCTTGCGCTCCAACTCCACCCGTGTCTCCTTTTGGACCTTGTGGGCCTACTTCACCCTGTACACCTTGAGGGCCTCTTGCACCCGTGTCTCCTTGAGGGCCTTGTGGACCAACCGCCCCCGTATCTCCTTTCGCTCCGGCAGCGCCACGAGCGCCTGTATCACCCTTTGCCCCTGCAGGACCTTGAGCACCTGTCGCACCTGTCGCTCCACGTAAGCTTGTGGTTTGGAATCTTGTTCCATCTGTATAATCTAATACTAAGGTGTATCCATCTTGCGAAGTCTTAGCAATCCCATTACCTGTATCACCCTTCGCTCCGGCAGCGCCTCTTGCCCCCGTATCTCCTTTCGCTCCGGCAGGGCCTGTAGCCCCCGCAGCACCGGTATCTCCTTTTGGTCCTTGAGACCCTGTATCACCTTTCGCACCCGCAGGGCCTGTAGCCCCTGCAGCACCCGTATCACCTTTAGGACCACGTGCACCATCCGAACCTGCAGCACCTGTGTCTCCTTTAGGACCTTGTGCACCGGTAGCACCACGTAGACTTGTAGTTTCAAATTGAGTTCCATCTGTGTAGTCTAACACAAGGTTATAGCCAACCTGTGTGGTTTTAGCTATACCATTACCTGTGTCTCCTTTTGCACCTGTGTCTCCTTTAGGACCGGCAGCACCTCTTGCTCCCGTGTCTCCTTTAGCACCCGCAGGTCCAACCGCTCCGGTTGCTCCTGCTTCACCCTGAGGGCCACGTGCTCCGGTATCACCTTTAGCGCCTGCCGCCCCGGTGTCACCTTTAGCGCCTTGAGCGCCCGTTGCTCCACGTATATTCCCCGTAACAAAACGAGTGCCGTCAGTATAGTCTAATACTAAAGTATATCCTTCTTGAGTAGTTTTAGCTATACCGTTTCCTGTGTCACCCTTATCTCCTTTTGCTCCCGCAGCACCTCTTGCTCCGGTATCTCCTTTCGCACCTGTTTCTCCGATAGGGCCTTGAGAGCCTGTATCACCCTTTGCTCCGGCAGGGCCGGTTTCACCAATAGGGCCTTGTGCACCGGTGTCACCCTTAGGACCTTGAGGCCCAATAGAGGTTGGCACTTCAACAGAATTGCCTCCACTAATACTAAGGGTTGTACCTGATATGGATAAGTCTTGCGCACTATCCTTGTCAGACCAAGATGCGGTAAGAGTACCACCGTCTTGCTGAGTAGCGGTTAATGTTTTTGTAGATGTTCCTGTAACTGCAAGCTTTGTGATTTGGTT